ACTATGCGCACTTGCCCCTGTTGAAAATAGGCAAAGCACAATGAAAAGTAATCCACCGTATAAACGTGCTTTAACAGACATAATCAATGCCCCTCTCCTTGGTCGGCGCAGCTTAAGCCGCGCCATTTATTATTATAAGAGCCTAATTATTAATATTGTACGTGGTTGCGCGTACCACAGAACGACTCAACCGTTGCCTGGTAATCAGGGGTTGCATCGTCACTACTCACACTTTGAGCATCAAGTGTTCGCGCTTGTAACAAGCTTGTTTTAGCCGTTGCTGGTTTTTCCCAATTAATATTTTGGTTGGGTTTAACAATAAGAAAGGTCGGTTTACGCGGGTCATCAGGGTGTTTTTTTGTGTACCACTGTTGCATCACAAATTCACCGGCTTCCTGTCCGTACATATGCGTGTATGCAGCAGCTAAAAGCTGAGCGCCACGCTCGTTTGTAATAATCATCCCTGTTGACTCAAACGCTGAGCCACAATCAAAGTTCATATCTACACTTAAGCTACTGCTGTCTGGCAACAGTAGCTGAGCTTGCATAGATGAAACACGCGCTCTATCAGGCAAAGGCTCCAAAGCCTGAGTCGCACTCGTAAAGGTTAAAGCGGCTAATGTTAGGGCTGAAAGTACAATACTTTTTAACATTGGGTAAAACTCCATTTATGCCAACGTTAGCGCCCCCTTTGCCATAGTTTCAACAAGTGGTTCGCAAAAATCATTTTCAAAGCAGGCCTTTATTAACACTGGGCGTAACTTGTTGGCCACTGTTAATAATCTATCCGCTGGCAAATTTCTACTATACAACTCCCGTTCTAATATCTTTTCGACCATATCTAATGCTCGCAAAGCATCATCACTTGTGGGGGCTGCGGCTTTTTGGACAATTGATCCCGTGCCAATACCAGTAAAAACTTCATTCAAGTCGTAACCTTTATCTACGCAATATTCAACTATTGGCCCGTAAGGCAAAGTATTTTTAGCCTTACTTTGAGCTATAGCGTTGATTGACATCCCCAATTCGGACGACAGCTGTCTATTGCTATGGATATTAAGTTTAACTTTTAGCCTTTCAATAACGGCTTCGGTATCAATTAAATCTACCTTATCGAACACCATAATGTTTAGTCAACCATTTTTTAGTAACAGTAATTTTTAAAATGTTTTGTTGACAATCATTTTATTGTTCGCTTAAATTAAAACGCACACTAAATACGAACAATATATTTTTCACCAACTATAAAAGGTTACAGAATTATGGTTAAAAAAGCTATCAGTCATGAACAAATCAGAGAGGCATTGAAGCTGAAAGATATCAACTTTTCAGATATTGCTGCAGCACTGAAATTAACCTCTAGTCATGTTTCAAGAGTTTCAAGACGTGAGACTTACTCAAAGCCAGTAGCAGATGCAATTTGTAAATGCCTTGACCTTCCTCTTGAAGAAGTATTTGGGGATGTAGAGCCATATTTTTCTCCGAATAAAAGAGGCCCTAAAGATCGTTCTAAAAGGACCTCTCAAATTGTTACCGCGTTACGCGAGGGACAGCCCATCCCTCCTGCACACAACTCATTATCGGTCGCCAGTTAAAAAAGAACAGGGAAAGGTTTAGGTAATTTTAACCCTAAAAATTTCTTTATTTTCAAAACACAGAGGAAAACAAACCATGAACTCAAACAGCATATTAAACGCAGAAGAAGCACCAAATTGTGATGTACGGTACTTGTATTTGGCAGCACTAAACAAAGCCATTCAAGATTCTGGCTATTCACGCCCTCGCATCGCTGATCGTATGAACGATGCCCTAGCAGGTGATGCCGTCATTAATGCGGGTAAATTAAATAAGTGGTTAGCGCCCAGTTCAGAGCAGTCAATGCCTATGGAATACCTTTCAGCATTCTGCTGGGCTGTGGGCAATGTCAGTATTGCCAATGAATTATTAAAACCAATTTTGCATCGTGTATTTGATGAACGCGGGCAAATGCTAGAACAAGCAGCCCGTTACCAACTCGAAGCCCAAGAACTGCAAAACAAAGCTCAAAACCTCCTTACCCAAGCCAAAGCTGATCATCCTTCAGCGGTTAACTAACACAGAGTAAATGCCATGAAACTGCCCCTAATCAAAGACCAAAAACCGCCTAAATTTCGCCCGCAAAGCACTAAAACGGTGTTTTTGATGACGATGGAGCAGCTAAAGGCCATAGCCCAAAAGGAATACAGATCATGAATTTACTAACTCAAAACGTCACCAGTGAACAAGTAACCACAGCTCCTATGCGTTGTGTGCCACCAATCCATAACATCAAGTGCGACTGCTGTAAGCATATTGATAGTTCCAGAGTGGCAAAGAGCTGGTTTGTTACTTTTTCAAATAACCAAGGCTGGCGCCAGCTAAACAGTCCCCACTTTGAATTTGACAGTGTATGCCCACGCTGCGTGCAAGAACTAACCGAGTTCTACCAAAACAAGCAGGTGCCAGCATGAGCGAACAATACCTATCAACCACCATGCAACGTGGTTTAAACGCAATCAAGGCATTAAGTGGTCACGAAGCAGACGGCATGCGCCCTGGCGAACTAGCCAAGCGTATGGGTATCAGCCAACCACAAGCAACGTCAGTTATTAAAAATCTGATCCATGCAGGTTTTGCTGAGCACTGCCCATGGGACCAAAACAAAGTACGTTTGGGGCCTGCCCTTATCACCATAGCCAACAGCGCACAACTAGCGATTAATCAGCGTGCTATGCAACTTGAACAAGACCGCCGTAATTATGGGGGTATTGCATGAGCGCAACATCAGCATTGCTAGACCATGAGTTGAGCCACTTAGCCCTGACTTCAATCATGCAATTTCTAAATCACTTTAAAGCTCAGCCTGTTGATCAGAAAAAGGCCGCTTTAAAAGAACTTATAGAAGTTACTAACACTGTGACTAACGCCATAGATGAAGAACAAGGGCTAAACCACACAATCGCATTGCTAGAAATAAAAGCTATTTGTCGCGATTACGAACAGTACACATACCACGAATCAAGCAAGGTGCAGTAATTATGAGTAAAGAAATAACAACCCTTTCAAATGATGAGCAAAAAGCAATTGTAGATGCCCAAGGTGTTTTAGCATCAAAACAAAACGTTTTAATGGAGTTAGGCCGCCTACAAGCATTCGCACACATTAAAAATTATGCGACCGTCGCAGAAATTATCACCTTTAAGAGAATTAGAGAATCTAAGGAATACAAAGGCTTAACTTATCAAAAAGACGGAAAAACTGCGACCGTCGCAACAATTGAAGAGTTTTGCCCCGCTTTTTTAAACCGCTCTTATCGTTCTTTAAAAGAAGCTGAGGAGTACCTAGAAACATTTGGCGAAAGCTTTTACGAAACATCTAAACAAATAGGTATTGGCAACCGTGAAATGCGTGCATTACGCCAACTACCTGAAGATGAACAAACCCTCGTTATTGAATCTGAAGCAGTAGAGACAGGCGATAAAGAAGCGATTAAAGATCTAATTGCTGACCTAAAAGCGCAGCACAAAAAAGAGTTAGATGCCGAGAAGCTAAAAACCAAAGAGGTAGACTCACAGCGCCAAGTGGCTATTCGTATGCGCGACGAGTACCAAATGAAAGCCATGGACTATCAAACAGAACTTGAAAGCAACAAGTTCAAAGCTGATGCCTGGAAAGACCAAACTAAACACCTGCTATTTGAAGCCACTAAGTATGAAAGCAATGCTGTTGAATCACTTAGCCGTTTAATGGCCTTACGTGATCACTTTTTAGATAACGACGATTTATCGCCACAAGTTGTTGAGCACCTTGCTGCTGGTTTACTGCATAGCTTTAAGACCTTAGCAGAAGACTTTGCGCAAGCTTGGCTTGAAACATCAAGCATTCTTGAGGGCTACCTACCAAAAATGCGCCCAAGCCTTGATGTATTGCAAGAGCTAAACGACAGCGCCATGAGTAACGAGGAGTAAGCATCATGGCTGACGATATTTTACTTGGTTTTAAACAGCGAATCGAAAACGCAAAGCACGGCGAAAAAGGCAAGATTTTAGCTGAAGCTAAAGAGCGCCTAGGGCTAAGTAAAGATGCCTTCTACCGTGAGTTAGCAAAACTCGGTTACAGCAGTGGCCGTAAAGCGCGAGCTGACAAAGGCCAAAGCAGCCAAGACCCTGAAAGCCTCGATAAACTAAAAGCCATGCTGGCTGTAGGCAGTCGTAAAAATGGCAAACAAATCGTTGAAACGCCAAATGCTATGAGCATTTTAGCGGCCAATGGCTGTGAGTTTAAAAGCGCAAGCACTGTGCGTAAGTTATTACGTGAGCAAAACGCCACAGCAAGAATGCTTAACCAAAGCACAGCACATGTGCAGTTACGTAGCCTTTATCCAAACCACGTACACCAAGTAGATCCGAGCTTATGCTTAATTTACTACCCACCTGGTGGCAAAAAAGGCCGTGTTCAGCGCTTTATGAGCGATGACGAGTTTTATAAAAACAAGCCAGAGAACCTTGAAAAGATAAAGAACCTACGCGTTTGGCGCTATGTTCTTACCGATCATTACTCTGGTGCAGTGCGTGTTCGTTATTACGAAAGCGCGGGTGAAACCATGGCAAACCTATATGACTTTTTGCTGTGGTGCTGGGGCTTACACAATGATGAAAAGTGCCCAATGCGTGGTTTACCCGACATTTTAGTAATGGATAAAGGCTCAGCAAACACCGCTGGGGCTGTTATTCGCGCACTTGATGCACTGAGTGTTGATGTAATTGATCACGAAGTGGGCCGCGCTCGCGCGAAAGGCCAAGTAGAAAACGCGAACAACTTAGTTGAGAAGCTATTTGAATCACGTTTGATGTTTGAGCCTGTAAACAGCGTAGCAGAACTAAACGAACGTGTTATTGCATGGCAAAACGCATACAACGCCGACCAAATACCTAACTATTCAGCAAAACACAGCCGCCATGGTAAAGGCCGCTATGAGTTTTGGATGAAACGTATGGCACACGGCAAAGTACGTGACTTACCAAGCGAAGACATTTGTCGTTGGTTGCTTACTCATAAAGAAGAAACCCGCACGGTTAAACCAGACCTATCGATCACCTTTGTACACCCTACTGTTAAACGCAGCCAAAAATATGCGCTTGATGGTTTGGTTGGTATTTACAAAGGCCTAAAAGTACTTGTGCTGCCTATGGCGCTCTCTGAGCGTGGCGAAATTTTAGTGTACTGCAAGTATCAAGGCGAGCAGCAAATACACACTGTTGCACCAATAGAAGTTGATGATGCGGGCTTTGATATTACTGGGGCTGTGATTGGCCAGCAAATGAAAGCCCCTAAAGACACCGCCATTGATACAGCTCGAAAACAAGCTGAGCGTGATGCTTACCCTGGCATGAGCGATGAGCAAATTGCAAAAGCCAAACGCGGCAAAAAAGCGGTGCCTTTTGGCGGTGCACTCGATGCGCATAGCCATTTAAACGAACTGCAAACACCAGACTTTATGCGTGTTCGTGGTGAGCAAGTTGATACAGGCCTGCAGCAACCAACTAACCAATTAAGCGGTGTTGCTTTACGTAAAGCCATTGTGGCCAAGCGCGGCACACCAATTACCCCTGAAGAAAAAACATACCTTGCTGATCGCAGTATCGAGGCAAGCCAATTACCTAGCTTACTTGACGAGCTAGCAACCTTTGACAAACCAAACCACTTAAACGTGGTTAATTTTACCCGTTAGGAGAACCACCATGGGATGCAGTAAGAAACATCAACTACGCAAAGCAGAGCGCTCACCGTTTAACGTTGTATCTGGCCGTACACGCACAGTGTACATGGTGCATGTAAAGCTAATTGATGCAAAGCGCTGGACTGAACTTGCCGACGAAAAAGGCCAGTACATTTTCAATGACGAAAAAGAACGCGACGAGTTTTTTGAGCGCGTACTCGCCACTTATCCAAACCAATACAGGAAGGTGGCATGAACGAACCTAATGAGCACAAAAAGAAGATCAGCCAAAAGACCTGGAAGATAAAACTAGGCCGCATGATGGCGAACCGCAATATCACTTACAAGCAGTTAGTGCAGTGGTTAGACCTACATGCAGATGTAAAAACCAGCGAAGCAACGCTAAACAAAATTGTGACTAAGTCTGAATTTCCTAAACGCGAAAAAACCCGCGAAGCAGTTAAACGCGGCCTTGAGCGCTATGCAATTGAGAATGGCTTAGTAACCGAAAGTAACGTTTACCAAATCTATTTGGATGATCCACACAGCAATGCAGTAACCACTGGCAGTCAGTGGAAGCATAGCAATAAAACCAGACGCCTGATCATTGGTCATGAAGATTCAATTAACGGGCACATTGTATTTGAAACACCGGAGGCAAAAATGCTTACACCACGAGCAAGACAACATTTTAAGGTTCTTAGCGACCCATGGGATAACGAGATTTACAGCATTGATCACGTTTACTTAGGCACACAGCAACGTTATGTAATTGAGTCAATTATCAACTGTGCAAAAGTTGGTACCTTAATGGCGATTGTCGGTGAGTGCGGCAGTGGTAAAACAGTGATGATGAACTTTACCATTGAAGAGATACGCGCAAAGCATCCGAACATTCGCGTTATTCGTCCTGCCCGTATCGATAAAAAACAAATAGCGTCAAACACCATAAGTGAGGCTATTTGTCGTGAGCTGAACATTTCTAAGTTGCCACGTAGTAGCGAAGACCGTGATGCGATTATTCGTGAAGAACTAACGCGCAGCTGTAACGCTGGCAACCGCCACATTTTGCTTATTGATGAAGGCCACCGCTTAGATGAAGAAACCATTAAGCAATTAAAAGTGCTGTGGGAGCTGAGCGAAGGTTTCACTAAGTTAATTGGCATTTGCATCATCGGCCAAACCGAACTCGACAAAGTACTTAACTCAATGAACGTGCGCGAATTTGCATACCGTGTAAATAAGCTACAAGTGCCGCCACTTGGCACCGAGTTAAAAGAGTACATCGACCACAAACTTAAAGCCGCCAATCTGGTACCAGAAAAAGTGATAGAGCCTGCCGCTATCGAAAAGATGCAACAAGCGCTGCGTGGTATTCGCAAGTTTGGCCGCACAACAGGCCGACCGGATGAAATGGTTGATATGAGTTATCCACTCAACGTTAACACGCTAATGAAAAACCTAATGAACGAAGCCGCTGATGTAGGTGAAGAGCGTATTACGGCTGAGTTAGCTGAAGAATACGTGAGGGTTTAGTTATGGATTCTCGCATTCTTAAAAAAGTTCGTCAGTGTTTAGCGCTTGCCAAACAGGCAACCAATGAGCACGAAGCAGCTGCGGCTATGCGCCAAGCACAAAACTTAATGCGCAAACATAAGATTAGCGAAAGCGACATTGATTTTAGCTATGTACAGCATGAACGCGTTGAAACGGATTGCAAAAAAGTAGTGAGCTACCACGCTGCTTTATTGCATTTAATCAAGCGTGTATTTGGTGTGCGCTTTGTAATGTCGTCAAGTTTGTTTAGCAATTCTGAAGTCTCATTTATTGGTATTAACCCGCAACCAGAACTAGCCAAATACTGCTACGAGGTACTTTGGACCAAGCTAAAACAAACTCGCCAAGAGTATGTAAAGCAGCAACCTAAACAATGTAAGCGTGCAACTAAAGTAGCGCGAGGCGACCGCTTTGCTGAAGGCTGGGTGTTTGGTATTGCTCGCACGGTAGAAGAGTTTGCTCTTAGTGAAAAAGAAACGAGCATTATTGAGCGTTATATGGCGCAAGAGTTCCCCGACCTAACCAGTTCAGCAACTTTAAAACGTGGCAAGAAGGCTAATACCAAAAAGGCTGTACTCGACGGCATAGCTGCAGGCCGTCAAGAGTCTTTGCATCGCCCTGTTAACGGACAAGAGCACCAGAAACTAAACCACAACTTAGGAGCTTAACATGGCTTATTTATCAATTACTGAGCTTAACAAAGCACTACTAAGCCAGTTAGAAACAGAGAAAGAACGTGCAAAGTACTTGCTTCAGTTTGAAGTGACTACCCGCGTAACTATCGAGAACCTAACACCAAAAGCACAAGCTGTTATTGGTGATATTGGTTTGCCATTCACAGGCGATGACGCACAACAAGTTATAAAAGATGCGCGTGCCTGGCTTCAAGAAAAAGCAGCTTGAGGAAGTAACCATGAATAGTGCAACAGCCCAAATAAGCACTCAACGTTTTACCCATTCTACCGCGCCAACAATTTATACCATTGCACAACTTACTGAGCTGGTTAATGGCGAGATTTTATCGGGCCGTAAGCAAGATGCGCTTAATACCTTAGCGCAATTGCAAGATGCGACCCACAAACTTGAAAACCAAATCCATAATATGAAGGATGAAAGCCATGGCTAAACAACCAAACCGCCGCGTAAAGTCAGACGATATGCTGTCTGTAAGCAGCTCAGAAGAACTTGAGCAAACAATTTTTCGGATTGGCCAATTGCAAACCGAACTAGAAATTGCCACAGCTCACACGAACCAGACTATTGAAGATGCCAAAGCGTCTTTAAAAGATAAAACAACGGCGATCAACAACGAAATTAAAGTACTGAGTAAATCAGCACAAATTTTCTTTACCGCAAACCAGCAAGACATAGTACCTGCAGGTAAAAAGTCGCGTGTATTTGATGTAGGCGAAATTGGCACTCGCACACCACCGTTATCAGTAACAGTGAAGAACGGCCAAGATGTGATTGAGGCTCTTAAAAAGCTACAAGAACAACTTAAGCTATCAGATCTACTCAGCGTTAAAACATCTGTTAATAAGCCAGGTCTTATCAAGCACCGTGAAAAAATTAAAGATATTCCAGGCATCACATTTAACCAAAAAGAACAGTTCTTTATTAAACCTGTTCATGTGCCTATTGAGCACCTAAATGAAACGGAGCAACCAGCATGAGTACCGAAACATTTAAAGTTCGTGTGAATGGTGGAGCTATGTTTTCGTCTCCCTCATATAAAAAATCGCTTAAGAGTTTCAATAAAGCGAAAATCAATAATGCAGGATCAAAGGTTGAGTTTATTAAAGAGGAAACCTTAGCAGTGCATCAACCCATTAGCCAATCTGCTTAACGATTAGCCGCCTTCGGGCGGCCTTGGAGGACCAATGAAAAAGTTAATTCAATTAATCCAAATTGCTAAGCGTGATCTGAATATGGAAGACGATGTTTATCGCGCCAACTTAAAAGCTTGGGCTGGTTGTGACAGCACCACTCAAATGGATAAAAAGCAGTTAGACAAAGTAATCAAAGGCATGGAAAAGCTCGGCTTTAAAAAGCAAAAACCTGTTCGCCGTAAAGTTGACCAGGCATTACTTGATAAAGAGCCATTACTTAAAAAGCTTGGTCAAGTTTGGACAGTAATGAAAGCCCATAAGTTGATCGAGAACGGGAGTTACATTGCTCTTGAAAAGTGGGCTGCTAAGCAATCAAAAGGCTTAAATGATGGCAAAGAGATTGAGCGACTAGATTGGATGGTACCAATAGCTAACCAGTTAATTGAGCGCCTTAAACGCTACCACTTACGCTTAATGAAACAAGCAATGATGGTTAAGATCCCCGCTGTTTTGCGCTACTACAAAGAGATAAAGACAGATGAGCTTGATGAACCTAGCGAAATGTTTGCTATTCAAACTAAGTTACAAGCTAGCCGTTTAAATATGCCTACACACATGCAACGTGTTCGCTATTTAGACTTGCTACAAGCTTATGAAGACTGCAACGAGTTTATACGCCGCTTTGGTAAGTCTTCAGATGACATAAAGGGGGTAAGTAATGCAAAAGCTCGCTAAATGCCCACATTGTCGTGGTCTATTAGATATATCTGCAGTAGCTATTAATAAAGCATCTGACGAGCTGCTTTGCATTTATACAGCATTACCAGGTCAAGCAAGTGCTGCGCTTGCTAATTATGTTCAATTGTTTACGCCTGATAAGTCAGACCTATCAAGCGCTAGACAATTAAAAATTAGCAAAGATGTTATTGAGCTAACCAAAGAGTTTGATTTAGCAGTATTCACCCAGTCATTAAACATTACCGTTACGAGTATTCGTGATCATTGGCAACGAAATGGCTATCGACGTATGGGTGATGATCATGCCTACCTTAAAAAGGTGCTTGAGACTGAGCAGCAAAAATTTATTCAGAGCCACCCTAAGCAAACCGTTGTATCTGCTAACAAGTCAATCGAAGTAAGAACCGAACGACCAGAAACGTTAGAAGAGTCAACCCGCAAGTGGCAAGAGAATATAGCAAAATACCGGAGGTAACATGAGTGGCAAAGCGCAAACAGCTGAAACTCTATTAGTACTCCTTGACTCTATAGAACGTAAGCTTTTAGAGAATAAAGTCGATGAAGAACAAGCCACAAAATTGGCAACGTTAATAGTTGATGACTTTCGCCACCAGTGTGGTGGTATGAGTGTTTATATCCCTAAAGGTGTTGGGCTTGATGCCATACTTAAGCACAACCAAATTTACCAAGACTTTCGTGGTAATAATCACACAGAGCTTGCTAAGAAATATGGATATTCTGAGCAACGCATCTACCAAATTGTTCGGGCCATACATGCAGCCGAATCAAAACGCATTCAACCTGAGCTGTTCTAACCAACCAATTAGCCCCGCAAGGGGCTTTTTTATGGCAAAAATTAACCTGAATTTTCCCTGTTGTTTTTTTATTCAAGTGATAATTTACTTTAAATATCTTAAACTAAGTGCAGCTGTACAATATGTACAACTACATTAACTACAATAAATGGAACTATATATGTTTTTGTCAAAATCAAATTGGAAACCAACTTTAGCCATTGCATGTGCAGCTGTTCTTAGTGGATGCGCCTCCCCAGATTACAACTATATCCCAGTGTCGACTCAAATTAGTGAGCCTGCAATTGACAGTGTAAACATTGCGTATGTCGGCGATGTCATGCTCAGACAGGGGAAATACTCAGAACATGATGCTATATATTTACCTTATAAAGTAGAAGTTAGTTGGGCGTATGACCTACATGCTGGCTATTACATTAAGAAGGGAGAAGATAAAGACACTGAAACCTACATGCCGAGTAATGACAACGAAGGTGGTATGGTAGATAAAGCCGCTATTGCAGATCCTTGGAGAGCAGTAATGGCTTATAAAGGCACACAAGAACTTTGTGTGATAACTGCTTTTAACGCTGCTTCATGTACAGATAATGCAAACTTTGAGAGACGTAAAAAACCGATCTTGACGCATGACTCTTTTCAGCAGACATTAATTTATAGCGGTAAGGTTGGTAGTAAAGTAAACATCGGCTATCGTGAGTTTTCAAATAGTCACGCAAGACCTGCGTTTAATAACGATGTGGAATACGATCTAGACTCTTCAAAAGTGATTGGCTACAAAGGTGCCAGAATTGAGATCATCGAAGCAACAAACGAACATATAAAGTATAAGGTAATACAAAACTTCAATAAGGCTGCAATTTAGATTTTATTCGGCGGGCATTAGCAATATTGCCCGCCTTTCCAAACTTTCAATATTTGAAAGACTGTTTAAAATGCTATCCCACTAAATCCCAAGTCATCCCAGCCTATCCCGTATTTTTCGCGATTTTTATTATTTAGTTTTCTTAACTTGGATCAAACGCAAAAAAGCCCGACTCTTTCGAATCGGGCTTTCTTTAATTTGGAGCCTGGCGATGTCCTACTTTCACATGGC